CCTGCTAAACTTTTTTTATCCCCAGTTTGTGTTTCTAAAAACGCATTAATTTTATCTTTGTTGTTTCTTATAATCTCAATAACAGTTTCTCTTTCAACACCTTTTTCTCTTAACTTGTTGCCTTTTTTAATCATTTCGTTGTATAAAAATTCATTACTATCTGGTCCTGTACCATACATACCTTTTAATAATGTCATTGACTCATCTTCAAACATTTCTGTTGTGTATGGTTTTTCAACATATGGTTTTTTAGGTGGTACTAATAGTCCTTCGTTAAACGGAACTCTAATATTGTCGTTATCTTCACCAAGTAAATAATTTAAACCTGTTGATGTTGTTGCTTGTGATCCGGGGGCCGTGAGTCTTGTTCTTCCCATCAAGGCATCCGAACCATGGCCAATGTCTGACAAGTCAGGTTCAACCATTGCTTGACCACCGCCGTAGTAACCAGCACGTCCGCCAGCTGCATTTGGTTTTCTATCTTTAGGTGGTTCAAAATCCATTAGGGTAATTTGTTGTGAAAAATCTTCATCAAGATATGTTTTTATAATTTTTTGTTGTTCTTCTGTTGGTAACTTAGAAATTCTTAAAGCTTCTTCTTTTGATACTGGAAAGTCTTGAACAAATTTTTCTACGTTTAATTGAAAACCTTTTTTAGTTGATTCCGGATTAGCTTTTTTTGCTTTTATTTTTTCTGCGTTTTTTTGATTAATAATTTTTGAAACTTTTTCATAAACTTCCATTTGAGTTTTTTGATCTAAATCTTCATAAAGCATATTTTTAAACATTCCGGGGTTGTTCTCAACATACGATTCAGCTGCCATATCCATATCATACTTGTAATCTCCAGATGGAAAAATATCTTCTGCTGCTTGTGTAGGAGTAAATTCTGTTTCTAAAGTTGTAATTCCTTTATCTTGCTTACCACCAATTATAGGTTGGTTGGGATCAATAACATTACCATCCATGTCTAAAACTTTTCTTTCTTCTACAGATTTTTTAGTTGCTTTTCTTCTATCTAAAATTTTTTCTAAAGGACTTTTTTCAAAAATATTATCAACAGCTTTTGTTATTTCATCAGTTACTTTTCCAAATTGAAGTTTAGCAAAATTTAATATCTCGCTTTTCTTCACTCCTTGTTTTGCAAGACTTGATGCTGCTTGTACAAACTTTAAAAAGGCTTCTGCTTTTTTTGACATACTTAATAGTACTCTCTTCTTCTAGTTGGTTTTATTTCATCTTCGTAATCTTCGGGATGAGGCAAAAATCCTCCCTGCCTGAATCGCATGATTGCCATAGTCATACTGTCAACTAAGTCATCATGATCGCCATATGGAAATGACGCGCATTCTTCGATCATTTCTTCTGCAAACTGTTCATCAGGAGCCCAAATTAATCCGGCCTCGAACAGCGGAGCACAAGAATTTACTCGTACGTGCTTATCATTACCACGACTTGGAGTAAATGTCATCACTGGAATGTCCATTTGTCTTAGTTCGTGCGTTAGTGGGGTTCCAGATGCTTTTTGTTCTACGATTACCATGTCAGGATTCCAATATTTATATTGCTCTAGCGCTTCACGACGCAATTCTGGAAATTCAAAACGATCTTTTAGTGAATCTAATAAAATTATATTTGGTTTACCACCTTCTTCAGGATAAAAAATACCCCAAGTAGTAATTGCACTGTAATCGGCTGTTTCTTTTTTTAAAAACGCCGTATCATAGCTTTGAATGACATAAGTAACGTCTGGTAAAAATTCTTTGTCCCATTTTTGCCACCATTCACGTTTTATTAGTGCTCCTTCTTCAGAAGTTGGCTCTTGCATCCATTGTGCATTCCATTTTCCAACCGGAAGTGTTGCTTTTACACTTTCAAGTTCTTTTAATGCCCAATATTGTGGCCAAACAGGTTTTTTATTATCTCCGTGGTCCATGATTGCTGGAAAAGAGACCACGTCCCACTGATCACCTTTAATTTTTTTTTGATTATCTAATAAAATACCTGTTAAATCTTTTTTTGACCATCTAGTCATAACTAATACTATCTGACCACCGGGTTGAAGCCTTTGACGTGGACCCGATGTGTACCATTCATACGCATTGTCAAATGCATTAGCTGACATTGCGTCTTGCTCTGAGTGTGGATCGTCAATAATCAATAAATCCGCACCACGGCCCGTGATTGCACCACCAACACCAGCTGCAAAATACTCACCACCTTGCGCAGTTTCCCACCTACCTGCAGCCTGACTGTCTTCTCTTAGACTTGTTTCAAAAATTTTAGAGTATTCTTCGCTATCAATTAACGTTTTAGCTTTACGACCAAACCTTACAGCAAGCTCACCGGTGTGAGTTGCTTGAATGATCTTGAGTTTAGGATTACGGCCCACCATCCACGCTGGTAACAAGTAAGAAGCAAACTCTGATTTAGTATGACGTGGGGGCATATTTACAATCAGTCTATTAATTTTTTTAGTTGCAAGGTCATTAAATTTTTGAGCAATAACTCTGTGGTGTGCACCTTCAATAAACTCTGGCCATACAGCTTTTGTAAACGACATAAAGTCATCTTTTGCTTTTCGTTGAATTTTTTTTTCAGCATGCATAACCTTAAATCTTTTATACTGTGCTCGAATGTCAGAAGGTAAGTTATCTATTTCTATATTTTTTTTCATAAAAAATTTTTTATAATTTTTTGCACCTTTTTACCAGTGAAGAAGTATTATACCACCCTTAACTGTCTAAAACAAGCAATACAACCTGAAGTAGTGGGACCCCTTTTATATTTAAGGTATATCGATTATATAGTTGCAAAGATAAACCCAATCGGGTTTGGTACCTCTATTGGTTAAATGTTTTTTTGTGTGTGTAAATTTTATTAATTCTGTGTGTGTGGTCCAACAGGACCACACATGTATGTAACTCGGTTAGTCTAGTAGTACCATGAATGCACTTGCATTAAGTCTACTGAACTTAGACAATTTCTTTTGCATCTGATTGTATTCCTCATCTCTCTCATGTTCCTTGATCTCAATGTATAACTTATGCTCATCTGGTGTCAGCATTGCTGATTGACCTGAGTAAGGATTGGTTGCCTTGATCTTTGTATCAAGTTTAATGTTGCCCTTATCATCTGCCATCTGCTCTAACTCCTCGATCGGTAGGTTCCACCATGCTGTATTTGTTGTCATATATTCTCCTGTATGTTAATAGCCTTATCCTATACTATCCCCCATTGTTGTCAACTGCTATTATTCTAGTACTTGTATAAGGTCTATCAAAGTAATCGGTATTTTGTTCCTTGACTACATCTATCGGTGTTTCAAGTGCCTCGGTCCTTGGGTGTAATGCAATGACCTCTCTTACATATGTATTAGCAAAGTCATTATAACAACCTTGACTACAGAAATAAGAATACATACTCATATGCTGTCCTGTATTCCATTTAGTCTGTGCAACTTTCTTGGTCCTTAGGACCTTGCTACCCTTGACACCTCTTATCCTATCTTGAGTGTGGGATTTGTGGCACCCTGGTCCATGACACCAGACAAAATTACTCATGAGTTATCCCCCTCTGTCATTTGAAACCTTGCCAAGATTTTGGCATGGCTTTCTAAAGTTTTTTCTAAGACTTTAATCCTGTCCTCTAAAAACTCTATCTTTTTTCTCTCATGCATTTCTGCACGATTTTGTGTTCTTACTAAATCTAAAGCGTCAAAATCTACAGCCATTATTTATCTCCTTTCAACCATTTTTGATGTTCTCTTTCATATCTTCTTAGTCGTTCATTTTGGTAATCAATGTGTTGTTGTGTTCCATTAGCCATAATACAACCAATACAAATTATCATTGCAATACCAAACATTAAAATTATTCCTAACATTAGTTCGTTCATTAGTACCTCACTTTCCAACTGCCTTTAGCAGTTCTGTAATTGTCTGCGTCCATGTCAAAGTATGTCATTAATTTTGCACCTTGTTTGCTAGTCCAAAATCTACACTTGTCAGTCCACTTTGCTTGTCGTGTGATGTGCTTTTTATCTTTGTTAGAATAATAAGTTATTCTAAATGTTGTATTGTTTTCCATGTTATTTCTCCTGTATGTTATTAAGGGGAGAATATCCTATATTCTCCCCCATGTCAACTCTTAATTTACACTTTGTTGCTGTTGCATTATTGACCTTGCAATAGCAATTTTTTCCTCTCTAGTTTGTTCAACCTTATCAGTTAAAAGATCAGCTAAATTTGTCGGACTATAAACAGACAAAGCCATACTGCTACTTTCATTTAGTATGCCCTCATTTAATACAACACCAAGTTTGTCAGCTAGTGATTTAGCTTGGTCAAAGTATCTGTAAGATTTTAAACCAAGTTTTAGTTTTTCCATTTTACCATTTACATGTTCATATAATTGTTCGTGTGCCATGATAACATTCTCTCTTAAACTGTTATACATTTTGAACATCTCGAAAGTTTCTTGGTCAACTGCAAACATTCTACTATGACAATAAGATGTACCAATGGTATCAAGTTGGAAATCATTTTCCCACTCATCTTTTAATGACATGCTAGTTTTATTATCATTGCTACTTGTTTCATGCCCAGTAAATTTATTTACTTGGCTTTCCATAGTGTAATAACTTGGACTACGTTTGTCGTAGTTATTATTAATTGCAACGTGGAAGTCTGGGTTAAGACCTTTTGCTTTAATCTCATCTCTATAATAAGACCTTGCAAAATCTTTTCCTAAACTAAACTTGACGTGTTCCTCATCAACAACTTCTTTTGGGTTTCCCTCATAGTCGGTGTCCATTCTTGGGGGTGCAGTAAAATAAAAACAATTATCTTTATACAACTCTCCACCACTCCGATTGTATTTAGCAATCATACTTCTAATTGTATCTACATCTTCTTGTGGTTGATGATGTCTAACAACTGTTTCAGCTAGGACTTTCATTTTAGTTCTAGCAGTATTATAATCAGCGATTGCTTTTTTGTGCAGTTCATTCTTTGGACTTGTTTGTTCAAAGTGATTTTGAAATACATCAGCAATAGCTTTTCTCTTTTCACTATTTAATGTTAGTCTTTTTTCTGGCATTTGTTTTCTCCTGTATTGGTTAAATTAAAATTGTTTT